TCGTTCTGGCCTTTGATGATGACTTTCGCTTGTGCTGCCATACTCGCTTTCCCCTTATGCAATGAAAAAGGCGCCCCATGGACGCCTTGTGATTAGTGTTTTTGTGTCATTTTCTTAGCCTGCTCATGCACATGCCGCCGATAGTTGAGCTGGATCAGCTTGAGGATCTGCATGCTCATGTACGGCTGGTCCATGAGGCTGCCGGCGAACGGCAGGTGCCTGAAGTCCCCGCTTTCAGAGTCACAGCAAGGCAGATAGATATCGGTTATGTAGAAGAGCCAGTGGCCGTACTCGCTGTAGAGCTCGACGCTACGCCTTCCGTTGAAGACCTCGCAGCAGAGGGACGCGATCTGGCGCCGCTCGCGTCCGTACGGGAAAAAAAAGCGGCATGGGTGTATTCGTTGACGACCTTCACCGTCAGATCCAGCGACTCGAACACCAATGAGGCGACCTCGCGGTTGTCCATCTTCTTTTTGGCATCCGCATCCTCGTAGAAGTTGTGGTCAACCAGGATCGAGGGAAGCAGGTCGCGCAGCAACGTGAGCGTCTGGTTCTCTCCCTGCTCGGAGGCTTCCTTCAGACGGAGCATCTCCAGGGTGGGTAGCTCCTTGAGCACGATGAATGCCTCATCGTCCGCCTTGAGGCCCACCAGTGTTCCCACTTCGATGCGTACCTTCTGTATGCACGCCTCATAATGTTTTGTCTTGATGAACATATCTTCTTATCCTCCGTAGGGTGTCGCGATCTTGTCGGTGATCACGATGGTGATGGGCTCTTCGGTGCCCACACTGAGCGCCTCGCCTGCAACGGTAGAGCTGAGAATGCCCGTTCCCCCGACATTCGCATCCACCTCGCTGATCGCCACATGCGAGAGGGTGATGGTAATGCTGTGCCCTGCACCAGGGGATGAGAAGGTCAGCTGGACAGAAGCGTTCTCCTCGCTGGTCAGGTACGAACTCTTGAGCGTTTCCACCTCGGCGCTGTAGGGGATCTCGAAGTTGATGGTCACAGCTCTCTTTCCATGCTGCGGCCTTCCTGCATACAGGCCCGAGGCATAGGTACGCGGGGAGCTTTCGAGCGCGTTGTCGATCTTCAACGATGCGCTGGTGATGTCGTACGTGCTTCCGTTGACCGTGAAGGTCGCATTGGTGCACCGGTACGAGGGGATGGAGAAGCTCTTCAGTGCCTCTTCAATGGTTCCGTTCTCTTCAGTGGTCCCCTTGATGTCTATGCTGCCCTTTACATAATCGCCGGCCGCGCAATCCAGGCTGAGGGCGCTGATGGTGCACCCCGCGTAGCGCTTGATTGCAGCCTTGCGGTCGATGGTGAAGGTGAGGCTGGGAAGTGCCTCGTTCACATCGCACAGGGCGATGGTGTGGGTGTACGCATCCGTTTCTCCCACCTGGGCGCAGGTATCTTCTCCCCCCAGGGCGGCGTGCAGGATGAGGCCGGCCGATTCGGGTCGGAAGATGAAGCTCACCGAGCCCTCCACCGTCACCGCCAGAAGATCTCGATTGCTGGCAGTCTTGCTTCCCAGCAGCGAGCCCTCATCACCTTTCTCGACAGCAACCTTGATGCTTTCACTGGTCAGGTCGACCAGAGTCGTGGGACTGGCAGCTTGGGCGAAGGAGCTTTCCTTGCCTGCCTGCAGCCGCGATCCCGTTCCTGTGTAAAATGCCATATGCGTTTCCTCTCTTGTTTAGAATTCCTTGGACCACTGCAAGTCGATGCTTGCCTCGATGGCGGTGACCGTCGTGCTTGCCGTGACCGCCGGGTAGTAGTCCATGTCGGTGATGCGCGCGTCCTCGATGAATCCTCCCAGCGTGGGGTCTCCTCGTAGGAGCAGGTACAGGGCTCCATACAGGGCGAATACACGTTTGACCAGAATCGCGTTGGGCGCACTCTTGCACAGGAGAAAGATGGTGGCGCGCATGGTGGCCAGGTCGCTATGCATGCCCAGCGGCTCGAGGTTCTCATAATCGGGTTGGATGTAGAACATCGTGGGACGTCGCATATTGTCCACATCGGGAAAATCGATCTCAATGTTTTTCTCATCGAAGTGCTCGATGGAAATCCCCTCTTCGCTCTCCTGCAAACCGATCAAATCAGTGGCAATCACCGCCTTGAGCCTTTCGAGCACCTGCATCTCAGTTATCATCGTTTACTCTCCTTTTCAATGCGCGCCACCTCCCGCTCAACCAGCTGATCCAGTTTCGTCTTGAAGGCCGTCGTGCTCAGGTACTTCTTGACCGGAGCGGCCACGAAGTCGCGCTCGGGAAGCTTCACCGAGTGCACGCGCACCCATTTTCCGTCCTTCTGGAATGTGAGGTATCCTCCATCCTTGGCAGTGATCCTCGCTCCCTTGGCCAGGGCGTAGCCGTAGAATACCTTGGTCTCTTGTGAGGAAGCCTTGGCTTCGACGATGACCGCTTTGCCGCTACGGATAACACGGCGGCTGATGCTCTTGTACAGCGCCCCACTACCTTTGGAGAGCCCTTGGGACTTGTAGGCCTTGCGTACCTGGGCTCTTGCGGCCGTGCCGATGCCGCCCAGGATACGTCGCATCGCCTTGTGCCGCTTCGCCCCCAGACCCTCGAGGTAGGAGAGTGCTTCAGCCAGATCGGTCTCGACCGATACGCTTTCAGTGCTGTATCGTTTCCGTCTGCCGGCCATGTCAGAACCCCAGGATGCGCAAGCTGTCCAGCGGCTGGAGGTACTTGCGGTAGTTGCTGTAGTTGACGAACGTGCGGCTGTTGTCGGCAAAACTCTTGCCCGTCAAGCCGATGTTCCCGCCGGTCTCGCTGAGCATGAGCGTCGCGATGCGCAGGATCGAGACCACGATCACCGAAGGCATCTGTTCGACTTCCCATCCCGCTGTGTAGCTCACGATGATATTGTGCTCACCGGTGGGGAACTTGGTGGCATGGTCGATGTAGCTGATGTAATCGTCGTTGGCTTTTACCAAAGCGGTATCCACCACGGTTGTTCCCACGGTGAGCTCTCCGACTGAGGTGATGTTGCGCGCGCGTAGGTACAGACGCCTGGAACCGGTCCCCGAGCACACGATATCGACATACTCCTGCTGCTTGGGATCGAAGCCCAAATACGAGGCCACGATATCCTCGGCAGTACAGAGGAAGGCACCCTTGAGCTGCACAGCCTCGGGAGAGTCCTCATAGTTGCCGCTGTAAGTGTTGAACATGGCGATGCTTGCGATCATGCGCTTCCTCCTTCATCGAAATGATGGACACCCCGGCTCTCACCGGGATGCCCCCATAAAATCTCTTATGCTTCGCTTACGATCAGCTGACCATCAGGCCTGCACTCCTGAGCTTTGCCAAGAGCGCATTGAAATCCACCACGAGCTCTTCGATGGTGGTCGCAGTGCTATCGCCTTGGCTGGCAGTGGGAGTGAAGTTTCCATCGGGCAGCCCCTCGATGAGTGCCGCAGGGTCGATGGTTACCTTCGCGTTCGCAGCGAGGATGACCTCGCCGCCGATGACCGTTTTCTCACCGCCTTGCTCGCGGTAGTTTTTCGTGTTGTATCCCATCAATTACCTCCCTTAGGCCTTCTGCTGCAGGACCTTGACGGCCTCTCCGAGGATCAATCGCCCATCCACACGCTGGGACCCGAGGAACCCCACCTGCCCGGTCGGAGCGAACAGTTCGCCCAGGCGCTTGAAGGTGCGTCCCTGGCGGTCGGCGATCCAGTAGTACGAGAAGTCCCCGAAGGCCAGCGTCTTCGCCCCGCCAGCGATCTCGGGCATGTAGGCCGAGGTCTTCACCGGACGGGACAGGATGGTATCGGGAGTGCCTGCAGTCAGCGAGGGCTGCCAGATGTACTGCCCGTTGCCGTCCTTGAGCTTTCTCAGTGCCTTGACGGTGGCATCGTTGGTCACCCACACCGCGTTCTTGCGATACGGAGATCGCAGTGCATAGTACAGGTCGATGACCTCATCAGCACTCAGGGTAGTTGCAGAGGCCGCGTTGACGCCGATCTGTGCACCTCCGGTGGCCGCGAGGATACCCAGGGGCTTGCCCGATCCGTCCCCACTAAAGAATGCCGCCTCTTCCTTGGCTCCGATGCGACGGGCGAACTCGGTGGCGATGTAGGACTCAATGTCGAACACACTGTCATTGATGAGCTCTTCGGAAACCTTGATGATCGTGCCCAGCTTGTAGGCGCTGATGGTCACCTGCCCGAAGCTGTCATCGCTCTCAGGATACGTTCCTTCCTCATCGATCCATGCCGCCTCACCCTTGGATGCGGAAATGGGAATCTTGCGATCGCCGCTTGCGGTCTGGATGATTTTGGCGATCGAGCGGAAGAGGTTCTCCTCCTCCAACGCTTGGATCAGGGTGTGCTCGAACTCATCCGGTACGAGGTAGCCGCCTTCGGTGTCGGTTCCCACCTGCAATGCGTTGCGCAAATCAGGGGTGTTCTCTCGGCGCCTCAGGAGGTTCCAGAATGCCTTCTTGTACTCGTCCGAAGCGCGTCCTCCTTTTTGTTCACCCTTGGGTGCACTTTCGGGACGACTGGTGATGGGGGAACCCACATGTGCGTTCAGCTCACGCTCGAACGCCTCGATGCGCTCCTGCCGCTCGATCTCGTGGCCCAAATCCACGATCTCGGCTTCCATTCGTTCGTAGGTGGTGGTATCCTCTGCGCCCAGGATGCCCTTGTCGTTGCGCCTGGAGTCGAGGAATGCTTTCGCCTGTTCCCAGGTCTTCGCGCGCTGTGCACGCATGTCGTTGATCTTTCCCATTGTGTCTTCTCCTATTGGGGTTTGATGAGATTCAGTCGTTTCTCGAGCTCGCCAAGGGCGGCTCTGCCTTCCTCAGGTGGCTCCTGGTCTTCTGTGATTGCATAGGTTTCGGTGATCTTGTTCATCAGTGAGAGCTGAGAGGTGCGCATCGAGAACGCATACGATGCCTCATTGGACGCTTTCTTCGCATCCTCGAGGATCGCATCGGCGAAGCCCAACTCGATGGCCTTCTTGGCATTCATCCACGTCTCGTTGTCCATCAGGTGGCTGATCTTCGCCCGGGTGAGGGTCGTCTTGATCTCATAGGCGTTGACGATGCTTTCCTTCACCTCGTCCAGCATGCCGATGGCCTTCTGCATGTCCTGGTGGTTGCCATAGGCGAGCGTCATGGGGTTGTGGATCATCATCAGGGCGGTGGGTGCCATCAGTACCTTCGTACCCGCCATCGCGATGACCGAGGCAGCGCTCGCTGCGATCCCGTCGATCTTCACGGTGATGGCTCCCGGATAATCCATGAGCATCGCGTAGATGCGACTCGCTGCGATGCAGTCCCCTCCGGGTGAGTTGATCCACACCGTCACCTCTCCGCTGTCGGCGAACAGCTCATCCTTGAACTGCTCAGGGGTGATGTCATCATCGAACCAGCTCTCCTCAGCGATCGTGCCTGAAAGCTCAAGAATTCTCGCTTTGCCTTCTTCTTGGCCCTGGTTTTTCCATTGCCAGAACTTCCTGTTCTTCATTACTCTCCTCCTGGGATGTGTCCGTAACCTTGTCTGCGAATGCCCCTGCCCGAGAGAGGGGGAGCATGTTTCCGTTGATGAGATAGAGGTTTCCTCCGTCCTCGTCGGCTATCTGATCCATGTCCTCCAGAGTTCGGATATCGTTGGCACTCATCCATCCGTTCTGGCGTGCGGTCGCGTAGCCTGTCATGCGGCTCTGATAATCGCCGCGCAGCAGCCCTTCGACGTTGAAACGAAAGAAATGCGTCTGCTTCTCATTCGAGTCCAACAGTGCACGCGAGAGAGATTGCTCCCAGCGGATCACCCACGGGTCGAGGGTGTATTTGACGAACTCCAGTGACTGCTGCTCGATGTTGCTGAACGAGGACTTCTCCAGGTCCCCCACCATGTGCGGAGGGACGCGGAAGATGCGCGCGATCTCGTTGATCTGGAACTTGCGTGTCTGCAGGAACTGAGCCTGCTCAGGTGAGATCGAGATGGGTGTGTATTTCATTCCCTCCTCGAGCACCGCAACCTTGTGCGAATTGGACGAGCCGCCGAACTGGCCCTGCCATGTATCGCGCAGTCGTGTGGGGTCCTTCACCGTTCCCGGATGCTCCAACACCCCGCTTGGGGCAGCCCCGTTGGCGAAGAACTTGGCCCCGTACTCCTCACAGGCGATCGCCATGCCGATGGCGTTCTTGGCCATTGCGATGGGCGAGTAACCCACCAACCCGTCGAAACCGAGTCCCGGGATGTGCAGTACCTCGGATGCGTCCAGAACCACCGAGGTACCCTGCATGGTGGGAGCGTCCTCGGCGCTGGTGGTGTATTGGTAGTAGAGCTTGCCATGCTTGTCGCGGTCGACTTGCATACGGTTGGGCATCAGCGGGTACAGCGCGGCCACCTGGCCCTTGCCGTTTCGAATGATCTGCGCATAAGCGTTACCCCAGAGCAGCAGGTGGGTCATCAGCGTCTCGCGGAACACGAAGCTGGTCATCTCCGCATTGGGCTCGCTGTGCAGCAGCGCGTACAGTGGATGCTCCTTGGCCTTGTGCTTGCTCGAGTCGTCGTCGTGGCGGTAGAGGTGAAGAGGCAGCCCTGCGATCGCCTCGGCGAGGATTCGCACGCATGCATAGACTGCGGTCATCTGCATCGACGATCGTTCGTTCACCGCCTTGCCGGATGTCGATCCTCCGAAGAGAAAACTGTATGAGGACCCGCTGGTCCTGTTTTGCGGCTTGTCACGAGTCCTGGTGACAAGCTTGGATATGAGTCCCATATATGTATCTCCTGATTCCTAGATGAAGAGGATTCCCCGGTTCTCGTACACCGATTCGCGCACTTCGTTGCCACACCTGATCGCCCGATCCAGTGCCATGATCGCAGCCACCGCCCCGTCGATCTTCTCGGTGGACTTCTGTTTGTCGGGCTTGATGTTCCCAGCCGGGTCGGTGCGGATAAAGATGTTGTCCACCATCCACCTCAGCACCGGGTGTCCCGCATGGGCGAAAGTGCGTTCGAGCACCAGTTTCATCAGTTCCTTGGTCGGCGGGCTCATGTCCTTGAAACCTTGGCCGAAGGGAACCACCGTGAAGCCCAGGCCCTCGAGGTTCTGCACCATCTGCACCGCTCCCCAGCGGTCGAAGGCGATCTCGCGGATGTTGTACTTCTTGCCCAGATCCTCGATGAAGGCTTCGATGAAGCCATAGTGGACCACATTGCCTTCGGTGGTCTGGATGTACCCTTCGCGCTCCCACACGTCGTAGGGTACATGATCACGCCGCACGCGTAGGTCGAGGGTCTCCTCGGGAAGCCAGAAGTAAGGCAGCACGGAGAACTTGTCCTCTTCATCCCGCGGTGGGAATATCAGGGTGAAGGCGGTGATATCGGTGGTGGACGAAAGATCGAGTCCTCCGTAGCAAACCCTTCCTTCCAATGCCGTCTCATCCA